TAGGGCCGGGCATACGCCTTGTCCTAGATTTAGGTCAGGTGCATTTTGTTTAAACTCTTTTTGTGTACACCAACCTATAACATCCATAGCCTCTGAGTCAGGTACAGCTTGTACAAGAATGGCTACATCAGCCTTAAAGTAATCTCTCTTCTTAAATAAAAGATGACCGCCTTGAGTAAAGGTAGCCTTCACATCAATCGAAGTTTCCCCAAACCACATATCAATGTTTGGGTCGATGCCACCTTTGTGGATGTCGTGATCTATTTGAAATATCTTTGCTACTACAAGTTCACCTTTAACTCCTAGATAGTCTATGTCTGCATCGCTTCTTGTTTTATCTTTGCGTTGGTTAGCAACATTAGCGGCTCTTGCTAGTTGCCACCGCAGAGATGACGCTTGTTTGCATTCTGATATTTCTTGTTTTGATAATGGTACTCTCATCTTATTCCATATTTTTTTCTTAAAGCAGACACGCCCACTTTAAATATTGTTTTGGTTGTATCGCATGGCAAATCCTTATATGCCGCATTAAGCAACCTATTAGGCAAGTTGTACATCCTTGGAGGTAGCCAGTATGTACTCAAGTGGCAAATGACATCAATGCGTTTTTCGTTAGTGAATCCATTATCTTTTAGAAATTGGACCCTCTCCGCATGTGTATTCTTTTGTGCTACTTGCATTGCCCAATAGGTATGGTCATGTTGTGGCTTCACATCACAAGTCTGACAGCTTAATCTCTACAATACGATTATGTAAATTAAATGGCGTATACACATTGGTATCTTTAGCCACATTCATATTATCTAATGCCTGTTCATTCAATGACCTACCGTACTCTATGGCACTTGGTTCAAGCTCATAGACCACATAAGGATAGGGATGTGTCTTTTGTATTGCTAAGAACTGAAACCTATCTACATCGGTCATACCTGCTGATCGAGCCGCATCTAAATAAAACGCACACTGTTGATGATAACCAAAGTTTCTAACAGCGTAGGTAAATCCTTTAGGTGATGCATCACGACAAGTCTTCAGATCAATAATTACACTGTCAGCAAGTAAATCGAATCGTGCTTTACATAAATGACCGAAGTAATCAAAGATAACCGTCAATTCTGTTTTATCTTTTTCTTGTGGCTTAAATGCATCAAGCACATTGGTTCTTTCTAAACAGGTATCGTATAGCTCCTGACTGATAACAGTTCTATCACCTACAGTCGATAAGAAGTCTTCATACTCTGCCTTACCCACTTTGGTTCTTTTATCTACTTGAGGAGCTACCGCAAATTCATCATTGAAAACATGAGGTTCTAAAAACAGACAGTGTTGCACCCTTCCTTCTACAAAGAATGATGCTTCACTGTCAGGTTTCTCCTCATACTTCCAAGTGAACGGATCACGACTAAACGATGTTAAGTCATGAGAACGCACTGCATCTAAAGCGTTGTATTCAGGAAAGGGCATATCTTCGTACACACCTTCTTTGTATACAACAATCTCTTTATGATGCTGTTGGAAATCTATTATGTCTGCCATGGTAAAGGTGGGTTGCTAGAAATATATACAGATTTTTATTTGGAGAAAAAAATGAACTACTAGCAACCCTAAAACTTAGAATGGGATGTTTTCTCCGTCATCCTTTTCATCAGCAATAGCATCTAAAGAACCAAACTCTTCTGTCTTTGGCTCCTCAACTTTATGACCTGCTTTGACTTCAAAAGATTCATCAATCTTATCTTGCATCCATTCAGGTAATTGAACGAACTTATCGCACTCAGCTTTATCATCGTTAGCATATGCATCACAATCAAAAGCTATTTGCTCATTGACGGTTGCAACTTTCTGTACGCCACCTTCAGGTGCATAAACTGACAATACTTTTGGATTACCGCCACTGGTATGACCCACATCTAATTTACAAGTTAGACCTAATACTTTAGTTAGATCGAAACCACCAAGCTCTTCTTGGGTAAATTGTTTTTGCCTCCAAGATACAAGGTGTTGTCTTAGCTTTGCTTTCTCATGTAAAGAAAGATTGTATTGCTGAGTTACTGAAAAAGGTTTTCCATCCTTCATCATTTTATCTGAAGTTTCCCATACAAGAATAACGCTGTGTCTTTTAAAAGTTTCACCTTCATAAGATTCTTGGTGGGTACCAATGTCTACCACACGATAACATGTGGCGTTGTATTGTCCTTGTTCTAGGACTTCGTAATCACCGCCTGATGATTGTTCTGAAATGGTTAATGCCATAATTTTCTCCTCTATAGGTTGTTTAATTAATCCTTACCATGTATATTGTAAGGTGTTAAAGACAACATATTATACTTTTTTTGATGAGAGGGCAACTATGGGAATAAAGAATGTGCAAGGTGGCAATAAAAGTCACAACGCACCACTGACCGCAGACGCAATGAATCGCTTCATTGATTTCTTAACTAAACACGGATTTGAGAGGAAAGATGAGAACCTTATACCAAACCCTGAAAAACCACAAAGAGCATACACAACCATTAATGGCAAGCGAGCTATGTCAGGGTATTATGCTTACTACGATAATTATGGCACACCTGTGGGGTTTGCCTCTGACTATCGTACTGGACAAACATTTGATTTTAAATTATCAGGTCGGTCATCGACCCCCATCAATCGAGAAGCTCTTGAGCGATTTCAAGAAGAGGCAAAGAAAAGCCAAGAAGCTAAATGGTTAAAAGTTGCTAAGAAAGCAAAAATGATTTGGGATGCATCTTCGCCATGTACCTCTCATCAATACTTGGATAAAAAGAATGTTGCATCCCATTCTTTAAGAGTATTTAAAGATAGGTTGTTAATACCTATCGTAGATGAGAAAGGTAAGTTGTGGAGCTTACAAATGATTTACCCTAACGGTAGAAAGATGTTTCTATCAGGTGGTAAGACAGGAGGTTGTTTCTTTTTAATAGGCACAAAGTTAGTTAAAGAATCACGACAGCTTGGTTTTGGAGAAGGGTACGCAACCTGTGCAACTATCCATGAAGAAAAGAAAATACCTATGGTTGTATGTTTCAATGCAGGCAATCTCAAGAATGTGTCGATGAAGTTTAGCGATTCCATTCCTAATAAAGAATATATTATTTTCGCAGACAATGATGAAAACGATGTAGGTAAAAAGAAAGCAATCGAAGCGGCACAAAAGGTAGATGCTGAGGTGGTCATGCCTGAAGACAGTGGCATGGACTTCAACGACCAAAAACAAATCAAAGGTGAGATCGTACCTAAAAATGTTGAAGTGCCTGAACTGGTTGAGTTGGAGAAGTCATCTAAGGGTAGGGTGATGGCAACCACAGAAAACTATGAAGCCTTAATGAACATTTATAAGATTGAAAGTGTTTATGATGTTATTAAGAAACGCATCGACATCAACATACCTAAATTTAAACCCATCGCAGATTTAAAAGATGAAGCGACTTTGGTTGAACTTGAAAACTTATGTATTAAGAATTTCTTACCGCATCAAAGAGTTAGGGATGCAATTAAGATTATTAGTAAGGAGTATAACCCTGTAGCCTCTTGGATTGATTCTAAGCCTTGGGATGGTCAAGAACGCATCACAGAGTTCTGTAATACCGTTACCAGTGAAGATGAACCGTTAAAGCATGTATTGATGCGAAAGTGGTTATTGTCTTGTGTGGCGTGTGCATTTGAGCCTGAAGGTGTTAGTTTGGAAGGCATGTTGGTGTTCCAAGGCAAGCAAGGTCTAGGTAAAACACTTTGGTTTAAACGCTTGGCTGACTTTAATCGTGGTTGGTTGTTAGAGGGTGCTACCCTTGACCCAAAAGATAAAGACAGCGTAAAGAAATGTGTGAGCCATTGGATTGTAGAGTTAGGAGAACTAGAATCTACTTTTAAGAAGGCTGACATTAACCAACTGAAAGCTTTTATTACCTCACGCTCTGATGAGATGAGGCTACCGTATGATAGAACCTTTACTAACTATCAAAGACGCACCGCATTCTTTGCTTCAGTGAACGAACCTGAGTTTTTAGCTGACGGTAGTGGTAACAGACGCTTTTGGTGTTTGAAAGTCACAGACATCAATCCACATCACGGTATCGACATGCAACAAATGTGGGCTGAGGTTAAAGTTAAGCTATATAAAGCAGGTGAAAAGAATTGGTATTTGGATCACAAAGAAAGAGATATGTTACAAGAATCCAATGAAGGATTCAGAACCCAAGGTGCGGTTGAGGATTTAATCTTGCATCATGTGGAGTTCGATGCGTTGGATTCTGAGAAGAAGGGTTGGCAACTGACACACATGCTTAGAGCTATGGGCATACGCAATCCTAGAAACATAGACTTTAAAGATGCATCAAGAGTGTTAACAGACAGAGGTGTCATACCAAGAAAGAGTAACGGTAGGAAGTTATACGATGTAAGCCTCGTTGACATTGAAGAGAATAAAGACGAGGAGTTGGTATTTTGAACAACATATTTAAAGATCAAGAACAACAAACACTGGTATCAAAGGTTAAGCTCACGGACTTAGATAAAACGATCTATCAAAACTTCGACTATGAGTTCGATGGCACGACAAAGTTTGAAGTACCTAATATGCCTAACATCGAAGAAGGTTTTAGTATTGGCGTTATCTTTGGTTCAAGCGGTAGCGGTAAGTCAACCCTACTCAAACGCTTTGGAGAGGAGGAAACGCTGACTTGGGAGCAAGATAGGTCGGTAGCGTCACACTTTGCATCAGAGCAAGACGCTATACAAAGACTTGGTGCTGTAGGACTAAACACCGTGCCAACATGGGCAAAGCCTCGACATGTCTTATCTAATGGCGAAGGGTTCAGAGCAGACTTGGCTCGCAAATTGAAAGATAACGCAGTGATAGACGAATACACTTCCGTGGTTAACAGAGATACCGCTAAGAGTTGTTCGGTAGCACTATCAAAGTATGTAAAAAGAAAAGGTTTGAAAAACATTGTTTTAGCAACATGTCACGAAGATATACTTACATGGCTTGAGCCTGATTGGGTGTACTGTACTGACACGCAAGAGCTGAAAAGGGGGTATCATCGGCAATCTATACAATTTCAAGTATACCGATGCGATAAATCTTTGTGGTCAATGTTTGCGAAACATCACTATCTAACAGCAGAGATACCTAATGCAGTACGCTGTTATTGTTGTTTATGGGAAAACAAATTGATTGGTTTCGCCTCAGCGATTAGCTTGCCGGGTCGTATTCCCCCTCTTTATGAAGGTGACGAGAGAAATAAATGGCGTGAATGTAGGACTGTGATATTGCCTGACTTTCAAGGACTTGGCATTGGAGTACGCTTTTCTAATGCTGTCGCAGATTTATTTATTGAAGAAGGCTACCGTTACTTTTCCAAGACCGCACATTTAAGAATGGGTGAGTATAGACAAAACAGTGATCTATGGAGGGCGACTGCAACAAATTTGCTAGATAGGTCTAAATCGACAGGAAGCAAGAAAAGAGATTGGCATCATTTTACTTTGGATATAGATAGAATATGTTACTCTCATGAGTACATCGGAGATGATGGAAAGTCTTATGACCCTAAGTGGAATAAGAAAGCAGATAAGGCTAAACAGATGGATTTGTTTACAGGGTAGGGCAGGGCATGGCAAATGAGTAAACTTTTATGTTTTAGTGAGGTTATAGGGTATGGAAAGGGTGTGGCTAGATGATTACGGTACCCTTGTCTGAAATGCCCATGATTACAGGGTTTAAGGCTTATGTAGGGTATAGTATACCCCTTTATAAAGAAGATTTATTATTATATATAGTAGGTAGGGATATATATTAGTATGGTTTATACATGTAAGTATATAAGTATTAGTATGCAGTACCCCATACCCTCTACCCTTTATTGGATTAGATAAGGAATTGATATGGCAAAGAAGTATATTCATGTGAATCAACACAAGATTAGATCAAACAAAAAGAATGGAGTTAACGAACCTGTTATTACAATTAAAGAAGGTAGGACTAATACTTATGTCAATGAGATAGAAGTGTTAGGTCCTTGCAGGATTAGATACGGTGGCAATGACAAGCCTATACTACCTTGTGGTGCTAGAGTTGTTATTGAAACCATGGCTGATTATAAGATAATACAACCTGAAACATGGGTTAAAATGGAATTAGATCATGACAGAAAAGAAGAAAGGTAGACCAAGAAAGAAAGCACCTGATACACCTTTGGTTGAAAGACCAACCGCATTTGTAGAAGATGAGGAGCTTGGACTCACGGACATGCAGAATGCTTTCGTTTGGCATTATGTCAACGATAGTTGCACGCAAACAGAAGCCGCTCGAAGAGCAGGGTTTGAGTTTCCTGCACAAGC